AGAGGGTGCTTGGGCTACCGCTTATGGCGTGGCAGCTGCATTGCTTAGAGGGTTTAACCGCTTTCGACGACGTGGGCAAGTGGTTACACCGTGTTGGGCTAATAAGTGTGGCCCGGCAAAACGGTAAGAGCTTACTTAGTAGCGCGGTTATTGGGCATTGGCTTACTAAAGAGGCCGAGCACCGAGGCCAGCCGCAAACGGTAATTAGCGTTAGCCATAAGTTGGATTTAACAGCCGCGCAATTTAGTTACTTGGCGCCAATCCTTGAGGCCAAGTTTGGTGCCGAGGTTTCGTGGTCATACGGCCGCCAAAAGTTAACAATGCCGAATGGCAGCGTGTGGCATATTCGAGCAGCTACCCCGGCAGCGGGTCACGGGTACAGCGCCGACTTAATTACGGCCGATGAGGTTTGGCAAATATCTGAGGCCGCCATAGACGACGGTTTACTACCGTCTCAACGTGCACGTAAAAACCCGTTGTGTTTGCTTGTGAGCACCGCGGGTACGCAAGAATCCACGGCGCTTTTGCGTTGGCGTGACCAAGGTTTAAGAGCGATAGATAGCGGCAAACAAACCACGTTGTACTTTGCCGAATTTAGCCCAAGCCCACAACTAGACCCAATGACGCCCGAGGCATGGGAGTACGCCAACCCTGCACTAGCTGGCGGCCTCATTGACCTAGACGTAATTGAGGGCGAAGCGTTAGGCCCTAACCGCTCGGCCTTTCTTAGAGCCTCGGTTAACCTTTGGCAGGCTGTAACAACGGGCTGGCTAGAAATTGGCGTATTTGACGCTTGCAAAACCGATACCCCGCCACCCCCCGGCGGAGTGTTGGCTATCGAAAGCTCAACGGACGAGGCCCGTTATACCGCCGTCCGAGCCGTACAGGTTGGCAACAAAACCCATGTAACCGTGGCGTTTACCGCTAACAGCGTTGCCGAAATGTGGCGGCTAGTTGACCTAGAAATAGAAAACAATCCGGGGCTACGCCTAGCAATAATCCCCGCGCTAGAGGTAAGTTGCCCGCCAGCGCTCGAGCGTCGCCGCACCATAGTTGGCTACCGTGAGCTACTGAAATGGACGGCCGCGGTGCGGTCAATGATTGTAGAAAACCGTTTACTACACAACGGCGAGCTACTACTAACACAACACGTCGAGCGGGCCGTACTTATCAAACACAACGGGAGTGTTGCTTTATCCACGTCGCGTAGCCCGGGCCCTATCGAGGCGGCTCGGTGCATGGTGTGGGCCGCTGCCATGGCAAGCCGCCCGCAAATACTTGGTAAACCTATGGTTATGGTGTCTAACCGCTAAAGTTTGTATGGCGCTCGCTGGCCTTGCTTTCCGTCGGGGATTGCTCGCCGCCAGCGAGTGCCACCAATCGCCGCCCAAATATGGCACACTAAACGCATGGCTATTTTTACGCGCAAACCTGAACCAGCAACCGTTGTTAAAGCCGCTGCCGGTAGCAACGCTGGCGCCTCACAAATTGGCAACTTTTATGCGTACACCGACGGCGTAAACCGTAGCCGCTTTATGCAAGTCCCGACCATTAGCCGTAGCCGCGACTTAATGGCAAGCCTTGTTGGCTGTCTGCCGCTTGTCATGTACAAAGAAATGTGGAACGGCGACGAAATGGAAAAAGTGCCCGAGGCGCCGCGTAGTTGGTTACGACGTATCGACAAGGGCGTAACAAATAACTTTATTTTAAGTTGGACATTTGACGACTTGTTTTTTTATGGCCGCGCATTTTGGTATATAACCGAGCGCACCGCCGACGGATACCCGGCAGCGTTTACACGTCTACCAGCTGCAATGATTACAACACAAGACCAAGCACAAGGCACGGGCGTATGGTTCGGCCCGTCTAAACAAATTTTGTTTCAGGGTTTACCAATTCGTTACGAGGATTGCGTACAGTTTTTAAGCCCAATACAAGGTTTAATTTACACCGGGGCAACGTCAGTAGATACCGCGTTAAAGCTTGAGCAGGCCCGCAACCGCAACTCGAGCTCGCTGCAACCAGCCGTAACGCTTAGGCAGACTGGCGGCGAGCCCATGAGCCCGCAAGAGTTAAGCGACTTGGCCGCGGCCTACGACAGCGCCCGCTATGCGTCGGCCACGTGCGCGGTAAACGAATTTGTAGAGGTAATACCTAACAACGCAACGCCCGACAAAATGTTGCTCATTGACGCCGCCGAGTACCAAGCAAAAGAAATTGCGCGCATTGCAAACGTGCCCGCCTATTTAGTTTCGGTAAGTATTGGCAACTATTCGTATGTCAGTAGCTCGGAAGCGTCGCGCGACTTGTACACGTTTGGCGTAAAACCGTATATAGATTGCATACAAGAAACACTAAGTGCGGATAACGTACTTCCACGTGGCACGGGTGTTATGTTTGACATTGAAAGCTATTTAGAAAACCAATACCAAGACAGCGCCGAAAACATGCCGGACATGGCAAACGAGGTAAACAATGCTTAGGTTAATCCCGCAAGAATTAAATTTAGACGCCGCTAAAGGTGACGCGCTGCCACGTAGAACCTTGGCCGGTGTCGCCCTACAATACGGCGTTGAGGCCGTCGTATCGGACGGGCAAAAAGTTAGGTTTGAGCAGGGCGCACTACCGCTTGAGGGCAAAAAACCCAAAATGTACCTAAACCATGACAGCACTAGCCCAATCGGCTTGGTGACGGCTCGAGAGCTGGTAGGCGATACCGTCATGTTTGAAGCCAAGATAAGCGAAACAACGCTAGGCAACGAGGCGCTTGAGCTTGCAAAAGACGGCGTATTGGACAGCGTAAGCGTAGGCATTTTGCCCGTCGAATTTAGTTTTGACGAGGCTGGCACCATGGTTGTAACCAAGGCCGATTGGCAAGAGTTAAGCCTTTTGCCCTACGGCGCTTTTGAGGCCGCCAAGGTGCAGCGCGTCGCGGCAAGTATCCACCAAGAGCCCGACGAAATAGAGTTAAATAATACACAAGACGAAAACGAGGAGTTAAACGACATGGAAAAGACCGTAGAAGCACCAGCCGTAATTGAAGCAGCAACCGTGCAAACAATTTATGCACAGCCGCGCCAAGCTTTTAAATTGCCGAGCACTTCGGAATATATCGCTAGCTACGTACGTGGCGGCGCCGACTTCGCACAACTTAACGCCAACATTAAACAAGTAAGCGTTAACGCTGCCGCACCAAATATTACTACTACGGACACACCCGGCATTTTGCCCGAAATTATTACCGGCAGCGTCTACGACGGACTAAACCCAATTCGCCCTTTTGTTAGCGCAATCGGTACTCGCGCAATGCCAACACAAGGCGCCACATTCCGCCGCCCAAAAATTGTGGTGCGGCCAGTAGTAACACAGCAGCCAACAGGCCAGCTAAACCAGCTCGACCCGTCAACCGTTGAAGTGTCCAACTCGGACGTTTCAAAACTAAGTTTTGGAACATTTGTCACCGTGTCCGAACAAGACTTGGATTGGTCAGACCCTGCAAGCATTGACATTATTTTGAACCAACTTGCAATCGCTTACGGTCAGGCAACCGACAACTACGCAATTGACACTTGCCGCAATGCAATCGTGCAAACCCAGGCATGGGATCCGCAAGTAGCAAAAGACACAATTGAGGGCATTTACGGTGCAGCTGTACAAATTAGCAACAGCAGTAACTACTTGCCGTCGCACTTGTTTGTTTCGCCTACCGTTTGGGGTTTCCTCGGCGCTCAAGTTGACGACCAAAACCGCCCCGTGTTTCCATTCGTTGGCGCACCGGGCCTTATGGGCCAAAACGCAAGCGGTACGGCGTCGGCTACTTCGTGGAACGGCAACCCTCTTGGCTTGAACCTTGTCGTAGACAAAAACTGCGACGGCTCGTTTATGGGTCACGCTGCTGGCCCTGCCGCTGGTTTTGAATTCTACGAACAGCAAAAGGGCGCTATCTCGGTAGACGTACCAGCAACCTTGGGCCGCACTATTGCGTTTAGAGGCTATGCCGCTGGCTACATGGCAGACGCCACCAAGTTCGTCAAGCTCGTTTAACAACCGAAAGGTAGGCCAACTATGGCCGCTTACTCGGTCACACAAAAATATTTAACCGACAATTACGCGGTTGTTGTATTACTAACTAATGCCGACCCGCTTGAGGTTGCTCAATCCGTTGTTATAAGCGGCGTTGACGCAACCTTTAACGGCACGTACACCGTCGTAGATTTGCCGCAATACTATTTTACGGGCGTAGACGAGCAAGGGTTTTTTACCTTTGATTACGAGCAGCCGATACAAAACCAAGTGTTATATGCACGTACGGCCGACAACGTCGAGATTGTGGCCGCTACTGGCACCCTGACCACTACGCCTACGTGTACGTGGGTGACGCTTGACAGTCAAGTAGAGGATTGGCTCGGCATAGGTACCGCTACAGCTGGCGACGCCGCGTTTTTGACGCAATGCCGCACAAGTGCCAACGCTGTTTGCTACAAGCGACGACAGCAAGCCGGGTACGTTGACAGCTTGACGACCTCACCGAGCGCCGCGGTAACGCTTGGCACGGTGGCTTATGCAGGCTTTTTGTATAGGCAACGTGGTAGCGCTGGCATGGATTACGCGTCGTTTGACGGTATGACTACTGGCGGCTCAACAGGCTTTAGCCCAAT